ATTTAACGAAAGAGAACATTTTACTTGCTATGGTTGGGTTTTTATTCCTTGCCAAGGCTAACGACCTCAGACAGTCCCGTAGAGGCCCTGAGAGAGCCCGTGGTGCAATCATGGAGAGACTGCGTGGTATGGACCGTTCTGACTGGGGATCCCGTACAGAGGGAATGCCGAAGGCTAGGAAGGGCAAAGCAGAAAAGGTCGTTTTAAGCGAAGACTGCTGCGAAAAGAAAAGCTAATCTACCATATGTCCTAATTTATGGAGGCGTATTACTCTTTGAGTATATGTCCTCCTAAAGTTATTGAGGGTGTTTATCATATTTTCTAGTCTGGTGACACCCTCACTACTTACTTCATCACTTTCTAAGAATGTAGCCATTTCTGTATGAAGCCATTGAATATCTTCAAGCTCTGATGTATTCAGTTTGCTTATAATTTCTTTAAGTTCTTCGGGATTTTTCATAATACAGTTACCGTATGTCCTTCATTTTCATAATGCCGTTTTCTTGCTCTTGAGTGATTACTCAAGTATTTTTCTTTATCCATGAAATCATAGATAAAAACCCTTTCTTTGCTTTCATGTCTTCTTAAAGCTCTTCCTAATGCTTGAAGGGTTGCTATTTCAGACTTCATTCCTCTAGCATTTATGAAATGGGTTATTTCTTCAATGTTAATACCTGTTTGCAGTATTTTAGTGCCAATGAGGACGCTAGACTTTCTACATCCTCTGAATCTAGATATAGCGTTATACCTCTGTCCGACCGAATCAGCCCCCTCAAGGAACTCGCAATTCCCTCCAAGTAAGTTTTCCAAGGTTCTTCCGTGATCAAGTGATTTGGTAAGAATAAGGATACGGGCTCGTTTGCTATGTTGTCTAATGTCATTTACAATCTCCTTTATTTTATTGTTTCTTTCTTCATTATTTACGATATAATCATCGTAAACTTCTAAATAGCTTTTATCTTCATCTAATCCACTAGCTGTATAGTCTCTATTCAGTAACTGGATAATAGGTTTTGTTAATTTTCCATCATCTACAAGAGCCGCAGTGCTAACTGAAGCCCATACTGGACCTAAAGAACCTTCCAAATTCAATTTAGGGATTATATCGGAGGGAGGGGTAGCTGTAAATCCCAGACGATATAGAGCTTTAGGAAAGGCTTTTAGGGCAGCGAGAGTAGTTTTTCCATTAGCAAACTCATGACACTCATCTACCATCAAAACTTCAGCTTCTTCCAAATGTGTGTCGAGAATTTTTTCAATGCTTTGGACGGTACAGAGCATAATATCTCCGTAAATATAACCTTCACCATAACATAGGCCAACATTATCAATTCCGCAGGTATCAGTAAGAAAATTATAAGTCTGTGTTAGTAGTTGTTTTGCATTAAAAAGAAGGACCATCTTCCTCCCAGCCAGGGCTTTTACTAATCCTGCCATAATTAGTGTTTTTCCTGATCCTGTGGGGGATTTTATGATTCCTCGTTTTTCTCTAAGACCTGTTGAAATAAGCTCTTTTTGAAAATCATAGTAAGAAAACCCCTCAATGTCCCAATTTTCGGTAAAATCCTCTAAATCAGGGGTTTCTAGTACTAATTCTGGGGTACAATTAATTTTTTTTAGATCGTCTAAGACTCGTTTTAGAAGACCAGTCCTAAAAGTTCCATTTCTGGAGATAAAATGTGTTTTACCGTCCCACTGCCTACGCTTATACGCAGCAGAATATTGGTATCCAGGTACTTTTTCTGAATATAACCTATATAAAGCATTTAAAAGGTCCATATTGTCGGTTACTATCCTAGATTTTAAGGAATTTATATGTATCTTCATCAGACTATTATAGAGTAACCCCACACTAATACTTAGGAGTATTTTATGAGTGAAAAAACACAAGAGCCAAAGGAAAAAGCTGATAAGTTCAAGAAATTATCAGAACAAGAGATCATTGATAACATTTTAGCTAACATGCCTTCTTCTGAGGAAGTTGCGGTAGAGCTTCCGTCAAAAAATAAATTTTACACCCTGAAAGATTCATCAAAGCCTATCTCTCTTCGGCCCATGACCTTTGAGGATGAACGAGCAATGATGAGCAAAAAAAATGTTAATGTTGATGTTCTTAATACTTTGTTAGCTAGGTGTGTAAGTAACATTGATGTGGGGGCGTTGCTTCAAATGGACAAGCTCTTTCTGATTATGAAGTTGAGAGAGATTTCCTACGGTGAAAAGTATAATGCTGCTATTAATTGTAACTCCTGTAAAAGGGATAATGCTATTACATTCCAACTCAATGCTTTGCCTGTTACCTATGTTGAGGATGATTTAAATGAGCCGATTACAATTCATTTATCTGTATTAAAAAAAGATGTAAAAGTTAGATTCCCCAGGGTTCAAGATGAAAACTATTTTTCTAATGCTGATCAGGCTATAACTAATTTGTGGAGATTTGTTGAAGAAATTGATGGACACGCTGAAAAGAGTGTTATTTCTAAAGTTCTTCCACAATTACCTCTGCAAGATGCTCATACTCTTTTGGATGGGATGTCTGCATCCAAATATGGAGTGGACACAAAAGTACGCTTTGTGTGCAATTATTGCAGTCATAACGAAGTAATGGAGTTACCGATCACGGCTGATTTTTTTACAGGGAAATAGTTGGGTCTTTTAAATTAAAAGATCTGCTATATGAAGCCTATATACTTGTAAAGCACTCCAACTTCACCTATGGTGATGTAAAGGAGATGGCTCGATCAGAACGGGCTATTTTCTTAGAATTCTTAACCCAAGAGATAGAAGAGCAAAACAATGCAAGTAAACACCACAACAGTCGTAGATAGAGGGAACAGACCTAATGTTAGCCAAATAGTAGGGTTACGAACTTATTTCATTAATGATGGAGCCTATGTAGATCCTTATGAAATAAGTAGTGTGCAACTATTTAGAAAAGGAGATACCCTGACACCTCTAAGTGTCACGGGTACTGACGGGTTAGTGACCGCAACACCTAAAATGGCTTTTGCTGCCTATGGTACTAATCCAAATGGAACTATGGCCCACTGTACTATTACCGCAGGTACTGATGTAGGCACCCCTTGTGAAGATGCTTTTAATGTTACTAATTATATTCCCGCAGTAACGGCTAGTGGAATCTATAGGATGGGACAAGGGGAGTATGTTGTTGTTTTAGATCAAACCTTGGCTTTATCGGGGTGGGACTATACTACCAGTACTCAAGTTGCCGCTGCTAGTTTATCTGCTGTTAATGATTATGTTGATCTATGGACGGTAAAACTAAACTCTGCTTCTAAGTATCAAGTAATTACGAATCAGTTTTCATTAAACGAAGATACCTTCTTTGCTTTCACTGAACCCCTTCTCTTAAATACTTCTAACAAGCTTATGAATAAGCATGTTAGGCTAGGAGAAACAATTGACCTTAAAGTTACAACAGAAACCACAATCCAAAATCATGACATACCCAAGAATGTCCAAGACATTTTTAAAGATTCGGTTATAACGGCTGCTACGGTGAGCATTAATAAAGTAAATCAAGATGTTGCTTTTGCTGGGCCATTTGAAGCAGTCACAAATGGGGCTATGACCATTACTAAAGATAATACCCTAATCTTTAATTGGCCTACAAATAATTTAAAAAGTCTTGAAGCGTTTACAAATGGAACTTTCGGAAGTTTAACAGGGACCTATAGTGTACAGGTGAAGTATACCTTGTTAAATGAATATATATTAAGCCCGCTGTTTTATCTCACAGTGTCGTAAGGAGGTGATTCATGAGATAGTCGTAATCATACTTTTTAGTATGATCGGTGACAAATCTACTTAGGTCGGTGCCCTTAATGTGGGCATCATTCCAATCGTTTACTTCTGAAGGAGGATGGCAAATGTAGAGATTTGCCATCCTTTTTATGCGTCTGAGGTAGTCGAACTTGTTTACCCCTCTTTTTCCCGCATCATCATTATCATACCCGATAATTATTTTACCTTCAAATTCTTTAAGAGCTTCTACTTGGTACTCGGAGACAGAACACCCCATAGTACAAGTAGCATTAATCCCCTGAATCTGGAGAGAGATAGCATCTAACGGTCCTTCACAGACTACTAAATGGTCAGCCTCTGTGTCATATGGATATAGGATGTGAGAAGGCTTAGGCCAGCCTTCTGAGGGGTTAAGGTATTTAGGTGTCTCGTCGCCCAGAGTACGGGCCTGAAAGTAAAAAATTTCCGAATCTTCTTCAAACGGAATAATTAACCGTCCTTTGTATCGGCCCTGGGTGGACACATAATACTTAGATTCCCCTGTGTCTAAATTAAAGAGACCGCGTTCGTATAAGAAGGTCCACGCTTTTTGCATGAGGGGGTCTTCAGTCTCATAGTCCTCTACAGTTACAGGGGTAAGATGCAGATCTTCTCTTTCGGCCCTCGGTGCGGAGATTTTTATTTCTAACTTTTTCGGGAAATCCCCTTCTAGGTCTTTAAAGAGGAGAGCGGCTTCTGCTTGATTATATGTAATACTTTCTAGGAAAGCATAGATCTGGACGAAGTTACCTCTATTTCCACTCTTAAAGCATTGCCACAGACCACTATCTAAGTTAATGCTCATGTGGCGTTTGTAGTCATCAGAGATAAATACAGAGGGTACGATTAGCTCTGTATCCCCAGAGGACAATCTATAGTTATCCTTGAACTTCTCAAGTAAGTAGTCTCTAATAAACTGAGGTGCAACTATGTTCATAAATACAATTTCCGAATCAAAATCCAAGACATTCAAAGAATGTCAACTTAAGTACCGTTATCGGTACATTGATCGTTTTAAAGAGGGGGATCGAAATACTGACCCGCTTCACTTTGGTTCGTTCATACATAAAATCTTTGAGGATGGCTTTGAGGCAAAGAGCCTTGCCGACCTCACTGTTATAGCGGAAAGTGCTAAAAAGGACTACACTTTCTCGGAATCTTATGCTCCTAAGACCAAGAAGTGCTTAGAGAACTTCCTGCGTTTTAATGCCACCTTGGCAGAAACGGTGGCTACTGAAATGGTCTACGAGATTATCCATGATAAAGAAAAGGATATTAAGCTCAACGGGATCATTGACCGTGTGATTAAAGGCAAGGATGGAGGGTATCTTGTAATCGACTACAAAACCTCTAAAAGGGAGCTATCTGAATTGGACCTGTACCAGGACAGACAGATGCAGGGGTATGCTTATGCGGTACACAAGTTGCTAGGAGTGCCCTTGAGTGACATTGTGGTGGCTCACTACTACCCCGTCACCAATAACTTTGTCACATGTAAGTATTCTGCGAACCAGATTAGGCATTACCTTAGAGAGAAGGTTGATCAAATCTGGAAGATTAGAAAAATGAAGAAGGCTGAGTTTCAAGCCATGCAGAATCAGTTCTGCAACTGGTGTGGCTACAAGAACATCTGTCCTGAGTTTAACTCTGGTAGACTCTGTGAAGAGCGTATGCAGCAGTTAAAGAATACCAAACGCACCAAGAAGTAATATAACACCACTAGCGATAGCTATCAATGCTATCCCTCCGTAGTATAGCATAGCTAAAAAATTAGCTACTCCTGGCATACTATCGGTAATCTCGGCAGCGATTAGATATTCGAAAATCTCGTTTTTATCTTGGTTTGTCATTTATTATTAATGGGTAGTATATACTTATATCAATAGAGCCAAAGAAGTTTTCTACTTGTTCAGACGAGTATCTACACTTTTTAGTTAGATAATTATATAAGCTACTTAATTTTATTACTTTCTGTTTAGTTAAGGATTCTAATATCTTTATCTGAAAGTGCTTAATAAATTTTTCTGAATACTTATATCTCCATTTCTCTACAAAGTCTTTATGTAAAGTATAGTTAATTAAATCCATAAAATCTATTAAATCAATATCTGTATTCATGTTTAAAGCGTTCTTATTATATTAGAGGCAAGATGGTCCAATTTTCAAAAGAATCTCAAAGTTTTTTAAAATCTGTTGGAGGGGACAGGAAGAAGATCCTTACCCCTACCCCAGCGAGTGCTGACAGGATGACTCCTGGGGATATTCTTATTTTTAGATATTATGTGGCCCCTACAAATAAACTTCCAGGAACAAAGGGACAAAGAGTAATATTGATCGTAAGATGTAAACGAGGAGATGGGGTGTTCCCAGGAAAATATGGAGATAAGTTAGTAAGTTGTTTTAAGCTAGAGGGAGATTCTGAGGTTGTTATTGATACTATCATAGAGAACCTATATAAGAAGAGACGTAAATCTTCTTATTACGGGAAGATTAAGAAAAGTTTGATTAAATTATTAGGAATAGATAGCTATAGAACCTACAAATTAGGACAAATGAAAGAGATATATAAAGTAGCTTTAGGAAAATAAAATGGCCCCTCCCCCCGAAGACTCCCCAGACCTAGAACAGAGCTTAAGAGACATTGCAACAGCTTTAGCTGGTCTAACTCCTGTGTTACAGGAGATAGCAGATTCAGAATCGGAGCAATTGGAGAAGGCTGAGGGTGCAGGGAAAATAAATAAAAAGAGTTATCTTTCATTAGTAAGACAGGCTAAAGCCATTCCTATAGTAGGTAAAGCTGTTACAATGGGATCTCAGGAGATTGTTGCCGCTGTTAAGGGTAGCATGCAAATGCAGGAGAAAGCTCTTTCTAGAGGATTAAACTTAACCAAGGTTATGGAGCAGCAATCTGCTACTACAACTTATCTAACAGAAGGCATAACTGGGTATGGGAAAGCTCTTGAGATAGGTTGGGAACAGTTTGCAGCAGGTTCAAGAAGATCCAATAAAGCTACGGATTTACTCCTTGCACAAACCAAACTTACAGGAGGCAACTCTCTAAAGTTAATGAAAGAGATGCAGGGATTGACTGCTGGAACTTTAATGTCTAATGAGCAACAAACTAATCTTCATAGCTCCATTCAATCTTTAAGCCAAAGATTTGGAATGACTACGGAGGAGTTAGTGGGGGCGATTGGAGAATTAAAAGGTTCCATGAAGATGTATTCTCTTCTTAATATTGGACCTGAGATTTTAGAAGCGGGTGCTGCAATTGGTGCTGCTCTTGGTCCAGAAATGGCTAAGTCTGGTACTAAATTTTTAGATTCTATGTTATCAGCAGAAGGGGCCATTACAGCAGGGATGTTAGGGGTGAGTGCAGACAGGGAAGCTCTTCTGAAAGGTGAAGGGGATGCAACTAGAAATGCCCTGATGATGGTTGAATCTGCGGGTAGGGCGGCTCATGATATGTACCAGTCTTATTTGCAAGGCACAGGAGACCCTGCAATCGCGTACAAGGCTGTTTCTGATGCTCTTGGTCCTGCTATGGCTGAGGGAGCTATGGTCTATAAGGGGATGAAAGAGGAGGCTGACAGGATGGGCATGACCATGAGCAACTATAGTAAAATGGTTGCAGAGAGAACTGCTGTTAGTAAGGAATTTGCAACTACTTGGCAATCTATAAAAGATGAAGCTTTTAGTCCTTTAATAGAGGTAATCACCTGGGCAGTTGGAGGGGTTACTGAGTTTGTAAAAGCTCATCGTGAATTGACAGTGAGGCTCGTCCAAGTTGGAGGAATCCTTGCAATAATTGCAGGGCTTCTAGTTGCTTTCTTAGCAGTACAAAAAGCTCGCGCAGTAGTTAAGAGTGTGAAAGGGGCTCTTGGAGGAGATGCGGCTCAGGGTGCTGGTAAGGCTGCTGGTAAGGCTGGTGGGGGCTTTGGAAAAAGTCTTTCAAGTTTAGGAAAAGGTCTAGCTAATTTAGGAAAAGGAATTGGAGGGGGAGTAGGTGCTTTAATACAAAAAACTCTTCTAGGGATTGGACAGGGTATATCTTCTTTAGGAAAAGGAGTGGGAGCGGGAATAGGAGCTTTAATAGAGAAATCTATGAGGGGAATTGCCAAGGGAGTTGAAGCTTTTGCCCGTGCGAAGGTTAAAGCAGGAGCAGCAGGGATGTTAGCTGTAGGGATTGCTCTTGTTCCTCTAGCAGCATCTTTATATATAATGAAGGGTGTGGGGATAGGAACAATTCTTCTTTTAGCTGGAGCCCTAGTAATCTTTGCAGGAGCAGCATTTGCTTTAGGGGCACTTATTGGCACTGGTGCGGGGGCAATTGCCTGGGCTGCTGGCGTTGCTGCTATTTCTGCATTGGGATTTGCGTTACTTCCTCTAGCGGCAGCCATGCTTATAGCCTCTCCAGGACTTAAAGAATTAGCTAATGTACTAACTGCGGTTGCAACGGTTCCTATGATGAGCCTTTTCCTATTAGGCCCAGCTTTAGCGTCTGTTGCAGCAGGAATGGTCGCCCTTTCCGCAGGAGGAGCAGTCTCAGGGTTCTTATCTATGTTTACCGCAGGAGATGATCCTGTAGAAAAACTAGTAAAGATGGGAAAAGCTGCTAAACATATTAATAAGTTAGTAGACTCTCTTCATAAACTTCCTGCTGCATTAAACGCAACAGCAACGGGGTTAAGTAAAATATCTACTGATGATATTGAAAAAATGGGGGGAATCTCTGGACGCATGGAAGGGGTTAAAAAACGATTCAAATTGAACAAGATGAAGGCCCATGCCCGTGGTGGGGATGGATCCGAGATAATCCCACTTCAGTCAGCGGCAAGAATGGGGGAGACTATGATGACTGGCCGTGCGCCAACAAAGGCAGAGGAAATACAACTGCTTAAGGCAGATATAGCACAGTCTCAGAGGGACCAGAAGTTATACGATGATGAAGATTGGCAACAGTTGATGAGAGAAGAAATAGAAATGCTTCAGCTAGTACTAAATAAATTAGTAGAAGGAAATGATCAGAGATCAGATGGATTAGATCAAGGGTCTCACAGTATTAATCAAAGAAACCGACAAATAGCTAATAGTAGAGTTTCTCCTGGTGTAGAAAGACGATCTATGGGACAGGGTTTAGTGGGGAACATTGATGGCTAATTTTGATACTTACGGAAAAATGTTTCATAGTCGAGCAATGGATCAACGGTCTCGTATCGTTTTCCATTATGGAGGAGATCCAGAACCTCTTATCTTTTTGCCCTTCTATGAAAATCCCACTATTACAGAAACTCAAAGTGCTAACTATGCTGAGTATAATCCTGTTGGAAGAGCAGGAAGTTTGTATGCTTATACAGGAGCGTCTTCCAGAAAGATAAAGGTTAAGATGCATTTTACTTTGCCCCACTTAGCAATGCATGAGATGGGAATTAATAGGTTTACGAGAGTCTTTGCTAACTCTGGAAAGGAGTCTGAGAAATTGTTGTTTACTCAAAACGCAAAATTTTCTTCAATGCAAAAAAAAGGTGACGCTGCAAATTCTTTATCCAAGGCTGTAGAAAAAGTTTACTTGTCTATACTAGCAGAATCAGAAGGATCCTTTTTAAATAATGCTCAACTATCTACTCTTTATGGAAACCAAGCTACCCAAGCGGTCCTGAATTCGGTATTAGGACCTCTTGGAGCTAATGTTGATTTACCTGAATCTGCTGTAACTGAAACACATAAAGTTATTGATACTCTTTTATTCTTTATAGCTCTTTTAAGAACTTCTGTTACTAATAAGGCTACTAATCCTTTGTATGGTCCTCCTCTACTAAGATTAGATTTTGGAACTATGTATCAAAGTGTTCCTTGTATCTGTAAATCCTATAATCTATCTTGGGAAGAGGAAGCGGGGTATCATTTAGAAACCCTTACCCCCAGACGCTTAACGGTGGCTCTAACTTTAGAAGAGGTGAGGGTGGGGGATTTCGGACAGTACGAACCTGCAAAATTTTTAACGAGAGATAATCTTGCAGGATGGGAGAGTGCTATAAATTCACCCTACACAACAGATCCTCTCCCAGAACAGGGCTTTTGGTCTGAAGGTTAAAATATGCAAAATAAATATCCTGGAAATAGAAGTGGTTTTGGATATGTAACTATATCCCACAAAGGAGTTCGTATTCCTACTAGCGTTGGTAGTACTCAATATGAAAATACTTTTGGAGGAAGTGGGAGTAGTCGATCTTTTAAAGGTCTTTCTGGTAAAATACCCGCTGGATATGAGCATAGACCCGACCTAATTTCTAATCTGTATTTAGATACTCCAGCAGCGTGGTGGGTAGTTTGCGAAAGAAATTCGACATTTGATGTGTTCGAAGCGTTAAATGCTGGAGATCCTATTAGAATCCCTATAAGCCTATAATATAAATATGCAAGTTGTTCCCACAGTAAACATTGTCATGTCTTATGACCCTGAAGTTATGATTAAATTTCAGGAAATGGGATCTTTAGAAGCGTTTAAAATATATAAAGATCAACAGGAAGCCTTTAGACTACAGGCTCAACTAGGTTTAAATCTTATTGGTTCTACTATAACCTCTAATCCTCAAACCTATATTTTTAATAATGCCCCTGGATCTACTTTTATTTCCCTTAACCATTCAGTAGGTGGGGAAGGATCAGACTCTCTTGTAGAGATAGAACTCATGGACCCTCAGGGAGTCTTTGAACAGGCTATGTTGGATAACACCGTAGAAGGAATTTTGGATATTAAAAGTAATCCAGTGGGTAGAAATCTTCTTAAAAAGAAAAATGATCTAATTTTTCAAGAATCTCTTAGAACCAAACTAAAAAAAGAAGAGAGGCGATTAAACAATATTGATGGTTCTGCTGAAAAACTAAAAAAACTAGCTAACGAATTAGCAGCCGTAGAAGATAAAATTGGGGAAGAGAAAACATTTTCTAAAAATACAGGGCTACAGGGGGAGGTAGAAGCGGGAGAAGCTATTAATGAGAACGAGGCCGCTATTGAGATCCTCAATAAACAGTTAGCAACAGCCACTACACAATTTCAAAGACCTATTTATATTACTTATGGTTGTGGAGATGACTTGATAGACTGGGCTCCTGTACACTGTTATGGAAGAATTATAGGGGTTGATTATGCTTTTGCTGGGCCAGAGCCCCGCACTCTAAAATTGAAATTTGCTGGGCTAAGTATGCACCCTAATGCTGTGCAGGGAATGGGAGTTAAACCTTTTGGATCCTTATTTACAAAGGGTCTTGTTACAAAGGGAGAGTCCTATCGAATATTTAATAAGGATGCAGCCAAAGCTTATGCTGATAAATATAAACAGATCTATAAAGCCAACAATCAAGTAGAAGGAGTTTCTCCTGACATTGATACCGATGCTTATACTGAAGAAGATATTGATTATTACTTGGGACGGCCCAATAGACCAAGTTTTCATAAAGTAGTAAAAGATGCTATAACACAGTTTATTAAAAACGGTACAAACTATGATAATGTTTTAGTTTGTTTTCCTGATTTAGATAAGCATCTTAAGAAGTATTTAGAGGACTGTGTTAATAGTGCTAGTTGGAGAGCCCCTGATTGGATAAAAAGGGATACTACAATTGATGTTGATTTTGAGGTAGATTATCTTAAGGGATTTGGTGAGGCTTTAGAGGGAATTGGGATGAAGTTGTGTCAAACCACTGAGTCTTCTATGAATCCAGGAGTTCATTCCTCCAACGGACCTGTGGGGGAGAATACTTTTGAAAATTTAGAAGAGTGTGAATGTGTAGAAGATGTTGGAGATTGGTTTGAGAGTAAAAATATTAAAGCAGTTATGGAATGTGATTACGTTTCCCAGACCTTTCTAGAAAAACTATCAGCAGTTGGAAAAGCGATTCAAAATAAAATTGAAGAGTTTGCCCCAGACGACTCTCCACCAAAACTGGATTTTCTAACACAAGTAAAAGGAGAAACAGATTTTGAGTTATTAAGAATTATGCATAGATCGGGATTAATAAACACTCCAGCAGAACCCTTACTTTATTGGGGAGATAACGTTTTTATTAATAACTTTCTGGAAGCTAGAATGCTGGAATATAGCAGTAAACAAATGGCCCAGGAGTTTGGTTTAGATACATCTGAGAATCTCAAAGATAATGAGCCTACACTGAGTCAGGATAATATTGAGTGG